GCCTCTCAGGCGGGCGATAGCCCGCTATTGCCAAACATTGGCAATATCCAGGGGCCCCATTAGTATGGGGTTACCCACCTCGTTTTGATGTAGGCTGTACGAGGACGCCCAGCGCGTTCCAAGTGCTCCTTGTCATAGCGGGGATTCCCGCCACGCTTAAGGAAAAACTTGAGTAGGGCGGGCCAACCATCAAGAGGATCTCTTGGGGATCGGCTCGACACCACACATGCCTTAACCAAAGGTACATGAAGGTGCTCGTGTTCTTTCTCAGGAGAATAACCAAGAAAGGAAACACGACCCAACGCAGAGGAACTTGGTTCAACGCACGGAAAATGCTTAAGCAGTTTCCGAAGCTTTGAATCCAACCACGCACAAGTCTCCCAGCAACCAGCTAAATATAGTTGGTTACGAAGAGAGACAAGTGAAATGGTCTCTGCAACACACTGCCGATGTGAAGGAATATGACGACGGACCTTGACAATGGAAACGTCATGGCCTGCGTAATACTCTTTACCACAGGACTCTCTGAACCTTCCGGTCCAGAAAGACTTATGGCGATTCACCTTTATACCGAAGTACTCTAGTGAATCCACAACGGTATGCACATAGTCATCCGGGACGATAATATCGTCACCATAGACACGCACCATGCCAATGAAAGGGAGAAAATCCTTTTCACTGGAAAAACGGTATCCTCGCTCTCTCTCTATACCAAGGAATATCATGGTAAGGAAAACCATGGACTCAATGGGAAAACAGAGAGCAGAACCCATTGACGCAAACTTGGCTAATGGAATAATACCATGGCCAGGCACGTCAGCACGTTCAGAACGGCATGCAAAGATAGCCTCAGAAAAGAGAGGATGTCTTGAACATATCGAACGAACGTGCTCACAGGAGACACGATCAGACGCCTCACTCAAATCGAGAGTGGCAAGAGATCCATTGGATCCCTTCTGCGCCAATTCCTGGTTAGGGAGTTGGGAAGCAGAGCTGATAAAGCTACCGACAAGAGTATTGTCGATAGCACTCGTTAATGACTCTAGAAGTCCCTGCTGTACATATTGTACAGAAGAGGGCTCTATAGCTATAATACGAGGTGCCTTCTGCGTCTTAGGTACTGAGACAACCCGAGAGGGTAGCTCAGCACCAGGTTCTAGAATGTTAACACCGTCATCCAAACAATCCCCATAAATACGGGGAGAGGGATTAAGGAAGTCTCCATAATGGAAAACTTTCTCAAGACGGCTGGTCCAGTACGTTGAGGAGTACTTACCATTGCTGGTGAGTTTCTCAGCAGTCGCACCGGGACCATGTTTTGGGACTATGTTTTCCG